GGGTTGCTGCTGTCGATCTGGTTGAAGAACATCATCACCATGATGCCGAAGAAGCCGACAGTGACCGCGCAGGCCAGGATGGGAGGCATCATCGAGCGAGTCGTGGCCTGCATGTCCCTGGCGCTTTTGCGATCCTCGACCGCCAGCTTTTCGAAGTTCAAACCCAGTTCCTGAGCCTGCTTCTGCAGCTCGATCTCGGCCAGCTTGACCTGAGCGATCTGGTCGGCCGTCAGCTTGTTGTTGGCAATCAGGTCGCCGACTTCCTTCTCGTCCACGCCGATGGCCTTGGAGACGGCCGAGACAGCCATGCCGGCCAGTGGGCCTCCGAGCGCAGTGGCGATGGTGGGTGCGATCTGCTTGAGCCAGTCCATGTCAATCCCTCGCTGCTGTGACCATGTCATCGCCCTTGCTGACAGTCACCTTGTCGCCCTGGACCGTGACCTTCATGGGCTGCTCTGGACGATCCAGCCGGTCCAGCTTGTTGATCAAGTCCTTGATGACCTCGAACTCTGGTTTCTCTTGCTTGGCGTTCGCGCCAGCGATGCCGTTGAGCATGGAGATCAGCGCAGTAAGGGCCGCGCCCAGCAGGCCCATGACTGCTGCGATCTTCTCGTTGTCGAGCACGATTGACGCGCCCACGCCGATGCACACGATGAACGTGATGTAGAACAGACCCTGCTTGCCGATGGCACGGCCGGCAACGTCCTTGGCTGGAGAGGTGGCCTCCAGCTTGTTCAGCTCGACCCTGGCCTGCTCCTTGAGGATGGCCAGCTCGCGGGACAGATCGTGCTCGGACATGGTCAGTGCTTGAAGTAGTTCAAGGCGTAGCCAACCACAGCCGAGACGCCAGAGACGATGGACATGCCGAACCACAGGCCGCCCTTGCCCTTGTTGGCCAGCGCCAGCAGCTCCTCGACGTTGCGCTCCATCTTGTCGACCTTCTTGTCCATGTCCTGGACCTTCTGCCACAGGACGCCGTACTTCACCAGATCGATCTCATTGCTCTCTGACATCACGTCTGTCTCCAACATCACAAGCCTTCGCCAGGCACGATGTAGACCGTCGAGGCAGAGGACGCAGCACCACTAAAGTAGACCGTGCGGTTGAAGCGCAGAATCTCCACGGCACCAGCCACCAGCACGATGGCTGGAGACGGGTTGCCAGCCACAGGGGCCACGGCATTGGCAGTTGCCAGCGCAGCGGTTGGGCCAACGCCCAGAAACACCGTGTTGGCGCTGCTGTTGACGATGCGGTACTGGCCCATGCCCTGGGCATCAAACTTGTCGTAGACCGGAGCCTGAACGCCAGCAGGAGGTGCGACGGCAGCAGCGACAACGACGGTCTCTCCCTGTGGCGCAAATGCGATCTGTGAATTGGTAGCCATGTCAGACTCCTTTGGAGGCTTGATATGCCGCAATCACTTCAGCAGTGTGCGTTGCGGCACAAATGGCCTTCACACGGGCGTCTTCAGCCGAATAGTCATCGCCTGGGGAGACAACGTGGCGGTGAAATGTACCGCTGATCTGCTTTCCGTCTTCCATGATGCGGGTGCATGTGCGAACCTGCACAGCGCCGTTTTCCAGCACTTCGATTTTGTCGACGACGATTTCTTTGATGAGTGACATTTGATTTCTCCTAAAAAGGTTGAGTGTCCATTCAGGTCATCCGACCTGAACAATTACGAGTCCGTCTCGTAAACTATGGTCAAACTGACAAAGGGTGTTCCCCCCGTTGGCATTTCGGTGATCTTAACGCTGCTGAAGCTACCGCCAGCCACGCCTGTGGCAATGAAAGATGCTGAGCTGCTTCCTGTTTCAACTTGGCTGTTGACTTGCGTAAACCCTGCCTTGTTCGCGCCGAACAAAGCAAGCGATCCAACAGTTCTCATGTTGGTCAAAGACCGTGCAATAAATGGCAAGCCTTGAATTTGAGCATCGTCGGTGGCTGTTGTGTGCGTGAATGCGGAAGTGGTGATGCGGCACGATGCTGTAACAAGTCTGCCGACCTTGGTATATGTGCCAAGTCTCACGCCATACGTAACGCTCAAGTTCCCAGGCACTTCTGCGCTCAAAGTTGGCGTCCAAGTGCCCTCTTCGTAATCGTCCAGCAACTCGCTAGTCATTGTTCCAGAGGTAGGGCCGGGCGTGGCTGCAAAGTCAATTCCTTTCCCACTGGTTCCGATCACCAGGTTCCCATTAAGGATGGTCTGGTCGCCGTATCTCGTCGATGGATTTCCAACTGTCTTGAGCATGATTTCTCCTTATGCTGCTTCGTAGCTTCCGCTGATTTGAATGCCGCCGCTGCCGTCCATCGCAACGACGCCGTTTGCACCACCGCCAACAACCAGTTGCAAAAACTGAATCTCTGCAGCATCGTCTCTGACAGATGCAGAAGCATAATTCCCGGCGGTCAAAGAAATGTCTGTGAACTGACCAATGGCGCACGAATTAAAAATTGATGCTTGAGGCATGTACGGCAATCCAGCAATCCGCATGTTTCCGGTTCCGGTGTGCGCAGACCATGCGATCACAATGTCAAACAGCACTCTGTCGCCAATCTTGGTGTAGCGCCCTGTCTGCGTGACGTAAGTTCCTGCACCAGCCGAGGTTGTCCCAACGATTGTTGGCGTAAACGTGCCTTCTTCGTAGTCGCTGAACAACGTACTGTACACACCAGCAACGATCGGGAACTTCAGGCCAGTGCTTCCGAAAAACTCGATGTCGCCTGTGTAGTCCTGTTTCTGAACCAGTGTGCCAGATGGGTTATATGTGTACCCAGTCGTGCGGCCTTGTTGCACTGTCGATGGCAAACCACGAGAAGTAATCGTGCCGCCTCCTGGGCTGTTGAGCCACGACAGCGGTTCAACGTCCAACGATGGGATCGGCACGTCGATGTAGCACTGGCGCACTCGCGTGTTGTTGTCAAACGCAAAGGCCGAACTTGTTGCGCTGTAGCTGTTGTTCCACAGACCGTCTTCAAAGCGCAAGTCCATGATGAACTCGGAGCAGGCCGCGCCACGCACAGCAGGGGTTGCGAAGTCGTATTGCAGACCAAGGCGCACCAAGTCGTAAGTGATACCGGCAATGTAAGGCTCAAGAACGCTGATGCTACGCAAAGGCACAGCACCACTGCCACCAGTGCCGCTATCCACCACCATGCCGACTTCAGAGCCTTCAGGCCACCACTTGCGGAAGGTAATGTTGTTAGACTTTCCTGAGTCAAAAGTTGTGGTCGTGGACTTGATCAGGATGCTGTAACGGCAGTTCGGAGCGTGGAAGTTGTCCCAGTCTTGCAGGTTTGATGTCTCGTCAAGGTGTGCACCGATCCAGCATCCGCGAGTGCTGACGTCAATGGCTTTGAGTGGGAAGCAAGCGTGTGTGCGGATGCCGGTTTTGCACTTCAGCGTCTGGACGTTGTTCAGATTAACATTGCCAGCAATGTACAAATACAGGCCGGTCTGGTTGTAGGTCGGCGCTACACCGCTGCTGCCAGAAACAGTCTCCAAACCATTGATGAACAGATTGTTGACGGCAGTTCCACCGTCCTCAACGAAATAAATAAAATTGGTCGCACCGACAACAAAGATTTCACCGTTGTAAGACGACTGGATTAGAGAAGAATTGCCTTCAATGACCCATCGTTTTGCATGACTGTTGTTGGACCGTTGCAGTGTCAACTGTCCAGTCACCGCATAGGTGCCGAACGGAAAAACCAGCGTACCGCCGTTGTCACGCAAATAGTCAAGTGCGTCTTGAATGGCATTCGTGTCATCAGCAATACCATTTCCAGCAGCACCAAAATCTTTGACGCTGAAAACTCGCGCAAGTGCTGCTTCAACATTGGTCGCCACCGCCCCCGTGAATGGCGGGTCATAAACAACATTTTCAGCGTTTACTTCAACCACCACATCGCTGTAACGCTCAGTCGCAGCAGGCGCGCTGTATACCGTACTGCCGTTCTTGTTCATCACGCGAATGCTGTAGTCGCTGTTGACGTACAGCCTGGCAGGAGTTCCGCTGTTGACTGGATAGCCGCCTTGCGTGCGAATAGGCTGGCCAGCCAGTTGCGTCAGTGCAGCATCCCAGTAGACGCTGATCGGGTTTCCTTGTGGGTCAAGGTTGGCTACGCCAAGCCAGATGTAGCCATCCTCCAACGGTTGCCCATCCGTCTCCGTAAAGATCGGGAAGGTGGGCTGAATGCTAAGTGCGCTCATTGTTCGTTCTCCTGCTCAAATTGGCGTCCGGCCTGGATTGCACTCTGCAAGTACTGGACGCGCGCATCCAGAGATTGTGGCAGGTTGACCTCTTTTGCGAAATCACTGAATGCCTTGCTCATGGCCGTGCGACGGATGGCGGCCTGGGTTGGCTCGCCGCCCTTGGTGGCAGACTGCACAGCCAGCTCCTGGAACTCTGGCGAGGCAAACAGCTTGGAGGCCTTCTGCACGCCAGCGCCCTTGGCAGCAGACATCCACTGCA